TATCATTTCCACTTGCACTAGAAGAAGTAGCTTTATATGATTGGCTTTCTTCACCAGTATTTTGATTAACAGCTGTTATTTCATAAGTGTTTATTGTAGTGGTAGGAGTAGGGGGTGAAAAACTTGGTGAATAAGATATATCGTTAATTGTCCAATTATCGTGACCTAATCTAACAATATTTTTAGGTGGATAATGTTCAGATGTAACAATTAATGTATCAGTAGATTGTACATATTGTAAAGTATTAAGATGTTGGTTTTGATATGGTGTAGTCATATAATATACAGGTGATATGGTAGTATATGCCGTATTAATTTTTTGATTATTATATGTATTAACTAATTCAAATTCTGTGTTGTTTAATTTTGTTAATTTATATACATTTCCATCAACAAACATTAAATCATTATTTACAATATTTGTTAAACTTGATGTTGTGTAAGTTGTATTATTTTGGCTTGTAATTGTTATGTCATTTTTAAGAACTAAACCATCATTTCTAATGACATACATTTTATAATCAATAAATTCAAGTATATATATTTGCCCAAAACCAAAATCAAAAACCATTTGTTTTGAATTTTCGTCTGTTTTTGCAATAAATTGAAATCCGCCACGATTAACAAGATTTCCTGTTTGAGTTACAATAAAATTATTTGCATAACTTAAACCTGAATATACTTGTGCTAATTCATTTCTTTGTCTTATTTGTGGTGATAATTCACCACTAGAAAATGATGATTGTGAAAATAAAGACATTTATCTTCCTTGTCTAGCTTTAATAAATTTATTAGTTGTTACTTTGTTATTAAGTTTATTATTTGTTGTATTTGAGTCAATTGTTTTAGCTTTATCTAATGCTTTGTTATAATTTTGTTCTACATATGTAAGCATTTCTGTACGACTAGTAATTTCCATAGCCATTGCTTTTGCTAATCCCCAAGATAAAAGATTACGAAAATATGGTGGATAAAGAGTAGTATCTGTTATTAAAGCTGTATAATTTAACAAAACAGTATTTGTATTACAATAAATAACTGTAATATTTTCTTTTTCGCTGTTTGCAACTTGATACTCAATTGGCATTTGATTATCAGTAATTGAGCGTATTTTTAAAACATCATTTGGAAATTTTAAACTATATTCCCAACCACCAATTTTTTCTATATCAGATATTAAAATTACATCTGAAAGATATTTCAAACGACCGCAAAAGCCCCAATCAATAGCAATAAGCAAATCTTCAAGTACAGAGTCGTAAAATTTACGAGCAATTACTTCTTGTGAATTAGTGCCTTGTTCAAAATCAGATATTATTGTATTTTCATTTAAAAATGATAATGCTTGCGTTGCGATTTTGGCTTTTGTAGTCATTTATGTTTCCTTTAACTTTTTAAGAAAGAAATGATTTTTTTCAATTCTTCTTCATCAGTTATACTTTCTATTATTTTTACTAAATTAATATCAATTTCTTTATTAACTAGTAGTGTATTAACCATATCCTTAGCGTCTATTCCATTAGTATCATATGGTTCTAAACTATCCCAAGGATTTGTTTCTTTTTTTCCTTTCTTTCCTTTATTTCCTTTCTTTTTTTCTTCTTTTACCTTTTCTACTGGTTCAAAATGACGAGGAATAGTGTTTACATCAATATTAGCTGAATTTAATTCATCGCCTTCATCCCAAATTTTATTTTGATAAAAACATTTTGTTTTACATATGTATATCATAATTTTTCCTTTTTATACTTTTGTTTCTAAGTCTGAACCAATAAACGCTGTAAGTTTACCTGCTGTAAAGTTTGATACGTTAACAGTGTACACTAAACGAGCATAACGGAATTTTTCTTCTACTGGTATTGCAGAAAGACTACCAACTACACGATAACCTGAAACTAATGATGATTTTGCAACAGCTCCTGTCAATGCATATGAACGAAGATTAGTTGAAAATGTTGAATCATCAGCAATTTCTAATGATATTGTTAAAGTTGAACTTCCAGAAGAAGTAAATGTAGTTCCTACTGAAACTTGCAACGGCAATGGTTTATTCCCGTGTGGTGCAACTGTTTTAAAGTCAACATTGCTTGAATTAGCAGTTGCTGTTAAAGCAACATTGTCGCTAAATGTTAATGAAGTATCTATCATAATTTTTTCCTTTCTAAACTACTTGGGATTCTGTGCTTAATAAAGCATCTTCTTGATTAATTGTAACACCTTTAAATTTCGTTATAAGACGACCATTTTCAAGTTGCTCTATTGTATAATTTAAGTTTGATTTAGTTTCAATTTGATTTACAAATGCACTATAAACATCTTCATTCATATATACTTGTAAATTACAATTACCTTTTGATGTAACAATACCCATTTTAACCAAAGCTAAATTAAATTTCTCTATTAAATTAATTGGGTCACTATTTTCTAAATCAGAAACATCAATATTAGCTAAACGAACTGCGTGACGATAATCTTTAATGTGCAATCCAATATTAGCAAAAAATTCTGCTTTATAATTAGCTTGAATTTTTGTTTTACCGTTTTCAGTAATAGTATCAGGTGTTACACCGTAATTTTCAGCTTGAATTCCTGCTTTTGAACCTTTTGGATATAAAAGATGACAATTATCAGGGTGCCAAGCTATAAACCATATAGAAGCATTATCTGACCCTGTACCACCGCAATCAATAATTTGTTGTCTTTGGCGAGCGTCATCTTCTTCTTTTGAATTATAACGAGCAGTAAAACCTGTAAGTTGTTTAGGATTTGTTTTGTTATTACCATAGAATATATCATTTTGTAATGTTTGTCCCATACCTTCTATATGAGCTTCACCTTCTGCTTTTAAAACTTCTGTTGGGTTTCCACCCATTTCTGCTACATCCTTTGGAATCATATAACCAGAACTAAGCTTTGAAGTTGTATCAGTTATAATAGCTGAACCTGATTTATCAACAGTCGTTGCTTCACCATAACCAATACGAGTACCAGTAGGTAAATAGATTCTTACTGTACCTGTGTGAGTATCAGTTTTATTTGTTGGCTTTGTAGGTGCTACACTAAGAATAGATGATGATTTATTTAATATTTCTGCAACCATAACACTCTTTCCATTAGGGTCAAGATGATTGGCTACATCAAATGTGGTCATTTTTTGTGACATAATTTTTTTTCCTTTTTTTTAAATTATTTAATTACGCTAAGTTTTACTATAAAAGTTCTTAGCTCTTTCTTCACTAGAATCAGGTTCACTTTGATTTTTAGTTCCCCCAATTCCCGAAGCTTCACTAAGCTTTATACCTGCTAGATACAATGCGTGGTTAAGCTCCTTATTAGCTAATAGAAATTTATTTTTTAATAAATCACTATCAGATAATCCCAATTTATTTGCCCCTAAGTTAATAAGAGTTTTAATTTGTTCTTGATTATGTCCCCCATATCTATCAGATTTAAGGTCTTCTTTAAAATCTTTAACTATTCCATTATAAACTTCGCGTTCATATTGTTCATTTTGTTTTGTTATTTCTTCTGTATGATTATTTGCTAGTTTTTCTAACATTTCAACTGGGTTATCTTTATATTCCATTACAATATCAACAGATTTATCCCAAATTTCTTTATCAACATTTTCTGGAATTTTAAAATCTTCTTTTTTAAAATCTTCTTTTTTTTCTTCTTGCTCTAATGGCAATTTTTCTTCATCAGTTTCTTCATCAGTTTCTTCATCAGTTTCTTCATCAGTTTTTTCTAATGGCAATTTCTCATCAGTTTCTTCTAATTTTTCATTAGTCTCTTCTAATTTTTCATTAGTTTCTTCTAATGGTAATTTCTCTTCATTAATCTCTTCATTATTTTCAGTCATTTTATTTTCCTTTCTTGCCTACTGAATTTTCAGCTTTTATTGTTAATAATTTATTTATAATAATTTTAGATAAATCAGGATTAGCATTATTCATTTCGTTTAATATATTTTCTGCTATTTTTCTTTTACCTTGAATCCTGTGTATACTTTCTAAATTTCCTGAACCATCAGAAGCTAATAAATAGCCTTCTGCTAAAATCCAAGCTAAAAATAATTTTCCATCTTCGGTATTCATAATATTAGTAAGTGTATTTTTTTCTAATTCTACAATAATTTTTGCCATTATAAACCTCCCGCAGTATCTAATAAAGTACTACCATCTTCATTTTTTGTTTCACTAGCTGTTTTTGCACTATTAATTGCTCGTTCAGCTAATTCTATTTGCTGTTGATTTTGATTTTGTTCATTAATTTCATTAAGTATTTGTTCATATTCTAATTCAGTTTTTAAAATTTCTATTGGTAAACCTAAATCTTTTGCAAACAATTCTAATATAGTATAAGGTTTTATTGATTGAATAATTTTTGGGTCTATTTGTCCTAATGCCATTAAGAATTGTACAAATCTTTCTTTTGTATCATCAGAACGGTTTGCTTTCATTGATTCGTGTAAAATAGAAGTATATTCAGGTTGCCAATCATCAGATGCGTCTTCAATTTTGCCTTGGTCAACTAATATAGAAAAAATGCGTGAAATTGCTGGGTCTAAAAATTCTTTACTAAGTCTTTCAAGTACAGAGCCTAATAATAACATTTTTTCTTCGTGTCTTTCTTGTACTTCACGAGCAGTCATATTATTTGTAGGCATTGACAATAAACTACTAAATAAATCAACATAGAAACAACGTTTAATACTGATTTCACTCTTTGCTATGTCTCTTGTAATTGGTTCAATACTAGATAGTTGTGAAAATGCTGGGTAAACTTGGCTTTTAAGTCCTTGACCTTCTTCATCTACAATTGAAATTCCACCTGGCGAAAGGTTTAATTTAGCACCAGCAGGTGCAATATAAGGCATATTTCCAGATAATTCTACTATGTTTAGTTTAGATAGCTCAAATTCTTGTAATTGCATACATACACCTAAACAATCAATGCCTGGCGAACCACAAGCATAAACATCATTGCCCATTGTTTGCCATCTTGGAAACATTACAGGGAAAACGCTATAATTACCGTCTTTTAAAAGAAAAAATTCATTCTCTTCATTAACATAATAATATTCTATAAACTTAAATTTTTCTTTTTGAGATGGTTGTAAGTCTTTCTCTTCTATATAATCAGGATTAGGAAATATAATATGTTTTATTTGATGTATTGAAGAATATTTTTCTTCTTTATAATCAATTTTCATTTTTTTAGTTAAAGCGTTAAGTCCAAATTTTTCAACAATTTGTAACACATTCATATTTATTTTTCTTGCAAACTTATTTATATAGCCTTTACTATTAATATCTGCAAAATAAGAACCTTGTGGGAAAGTTTGGCAATGTATTACATCATTATCAAGAGTTGCTTCAATCATCATACAACCTTGACCAAATAAAGTTAAATCGTCGTATAATTTAGCAGTCTCATCATAAAAGTTTGATTTTAAAAGTATACTATTAACTAAATCAGTATTCTTTTTTAAACGCTCTTGTATTTCAGCATTTAATTCAACTGTTGGGTCTGATGGTTGCATAGCAAACCAAGGACGGCTTTTATTTGTTAAACCAGCCATTAAACCACCACTACAAACACGATGAGCAAGAATTGATTCAGGCGTAATATGTTTAGGGTTAAAATATAATTTCCCTTTGCCCATTTTTTCATTATCTACTTCGTGGTCAAATCTACCAAGCCTAGGGACTACCCATTCACGCAATAATTTATGGTCAATAATATAATTGTCATAATGTTTTGACATATTAGTAAAAAAATAATCTGCAAGCTTTAACGCCATTAAGAAACTCCTATTGTTCTTGATAAACCTACTTTTAATGAGTCATCACTAATACCATAACGACTAGTTTTTGTTGTTGTGTTTCTTTTTTTTCGTTTCTTTATTTGTTGGTTTTTAAGTTTTGAAACCCCCGCGCTTATTTGTTGGGTTTTATTGTTTTTAATAACAGGCGTTTTTATTTGCGTTTGTTGCCCAGAGTCAATATTAAGTATATCATCTGCAATAAATTTAAAAGCATTTCTAACTATACCCATTATTTTCTCCCATAAAAATGTTTAAGACCTATGTTAGTTCTAGCCTTGTTCTGATTTTGATTTAAATTTGTTCTAATCTTATCATTAACAACATTATACGCAAAAGTCAACACTAAACTATCTACATCATCAGGAGACGGCTTCCCTTCCTTTTTCATTTCATCTTTACTTTTTAAAGCTATTTTATTATCGTTGTTTTGCTTTATCTCAATACTTCTTAATTGTGCTTTTAAAACTGGGTCGTTAGGTAAAGCCCCCCCATCTCTTAACCATTGTCGCATATTACAGTACATCTCCGCCCTTTTGTTTAAAAAATTGTTGTTGCTTGACTTACCACCAAACTGAACCAAACGCCACTGCCTACCCATTTGCCTAGAAAAATCTTTTAACCCATAGCCATAACCCGCATCAATAAACACGGCATTAGC